TTGATCTGGTGCTGTTGCTGCGGGCTGGGAGGAAACTGTTTTTGGTGCATCGTCTGCAAAGCCGTTTGACTCGCCATCGTCATCCGTATCCTCAACACCTTTTTCAGTGCCGAACATGCTGGCGAGGGCGTAACGCTTGGCATATGTGATTGAGCCGCCAATCTTCTGGCTGTTGGTCTTGTCATCGACATAGATGGGGTAGCGGCTCATCCGTGCTTCACCGCTGACGTGCATCATTACGGTACGCACAAACATCGTGTCTTCTTCAAAGTCCACTTCCTGCGTGAAGGTTAGGCCGAAAGCATTGGCTTGCTTGACGTTGTTGATGACAGCACCAATGGACGCATATTGACTGCGGTTGCCTTTCTTATCGGCTGCAAACCCACCGGTCTGCCGCTGGTACTCACACAACGCCTTCGCTAATTCACTCATCTACCTCAATCCTCTTTGAGTTGTTCTTGTTCACACGCACACGGACGCCATGGCCGGATGCTTCCGACGCATCACGCGGTACTAACTTCTTAATCGCCGTCTCGGCGTCCTTGAACGACTGTGCAGCGCCATAGGTCTGCACCCATGTGTCAGCGTGCCGTTTCCAGTCCAGCGCCTTCTTATGCTCCGTCATGTCATACGGAACGCGCTCCTCTGGCGGTACGGGGGCATCAACAGGGATAGGAATATAGGGCGGCTCACCTGTTTCAACGGCGTGCATAAACTCTGTGGCTAGGTCGATCAGGTGGTCGGTGTAGTGCCGGTCCAGCTTAATTACGTGGGTTGTTGGTTCATCACCGCCACGAATAATGTGCAGGATGCCAAATTTGACCTTCTTGCCGGTATGTTCTTCCAGCAAGCGGCCATTCCAATGAAGCTGTGGGCTGTAGCCTTTAACAAGCCGCGGGATAACATCGGCCCATGCCTCGCCCTTTTTAGGACGGCCAAGCGTAAACTTAGCATCGAAGACGGCCTGTGCGCCTTCCCAGTCGTCTACACTGCCATCAAGCGTGCAACGCATAAAAGGCAGCTTTTTAGAATGAATGACTAGCTGTTGGTTCTTGACGGTCTTCTGGTGCTTGTATTCAAACCATGCGACGTTCAAATCTTCTGTCGTCCAGCCCATCAAAACAGGCCACACGGTGGACAGATCGTCTGGCTCAATCAGGCCACACTTTTCTTCATAAAGACGGGTGATTTTGGCTTCATCGCCGCTGGCAAGTATGTTGGCATCGCTGCCGCCTACCGTGCGTGCGCGCTTTGCCATCGCGTCAGCAGGCAGTTTAAAGTTTAAAAAGAAAGCTGGAACGCGCCGTTCTGGCGCGCCCCCTTTCGTTATTGGAGATACTTCCGTTTGCATGAGGGTAACTCTAGGTTAGTTACCCGCATAAGTAAACGCTTAATTTACCCCCGGTTACAAAAATTTCACTCCGCTCACCCGTTCGAGGGTTTTGATGTCAGCCGAATCGACCTTCATAACTTCCTCTGGGTTGGCTCTAAAGAGTATTATTTTGTCACCTGACTGGCCTTGATAGACGAGAATTTCGCGAGGGCCATCCTCGCCATATCCAACAACGACCAAATCATCTTTACGTACTGGCTGGTGCGGCTCTACGTATAACAAATCACCAGTTTTCACGCGCGGCTCCAAGCTGTCGCCGGGTACGTACACGCCATAAGCATCTTTGTTCGATGCAAGAGAAGATGGTTTATCCACCATTTCTATCGGCTCCTGATCAAATTCTAGCATACAGTAGCGGCCAACGATGCGCTTTCCAAAAATAGGAAGCTGGTTTGTGGTATATCCATTCTCCGGTGGTGCTGAGTCTAACTTGTTGTACTCAAGTAACCTTTCCTTTGATACACCGAATATTTCAGCCAACTTATCTGCATGTGGGCCAACTTGTCGTCGGCCTATTTCCATTCGCGAATATTCAGACTGACTAATATCTAATTCCGCAGCGACTTTCATTTGCGACATACGCGCTGCTATTCTGCACGCAAGCAAATTGTTAGGGTATTCCATTTCATTCTCCAAGGCGGCGATGCGATACCACATGCAGCCATTTTCTTGTTCCACCAACGGCTAATAAACACTTTTTTGCACGGCGGGGCATTTTGGGAGTTTGACCAACTACTAACGGTCAATCCAAAAAACCCCAGATTTGATTTAGATGAATAGTTCATACGGTTAGTCCTCTAAGTTGTAAACCTCTGGTTAAAAATAACTGTAGACTAGCATATCCAAATTGACAAGCATAATTCAGTGAGACTAAATTAAGCCTCTAACTTGAGGTAAATTATGCGTTTAAATCAATATCTCGTCCAAAACGAAATGACAGCAACAGCGTTTGCCAAGCAAATCGGCGTGTCCAACGTCGCGGTGTGGAAATGGCTGAACCGTGTGTCGATGCCGACAGGTAAACACATGGTCATCGTAGACCGGCTGACGGACGGACAGGTGACAAGCGCAGATTGGATCATTGATGAGCAAGATGCAGCGGGACAAGGGCTACAGGACTGAAAACAACGTCCGGCTTAAGGCACTTGATCATGGCCTAGATGCCTACAGAGTGCCGCTGTCGGGTGGTGCCAGCATCAAGGGCGACGTTGTGGTGAAGAACAGCGTCGATGAGTGGGTGCTGGAAGTAAAATGCCGCGCAAACGGCTTCAAACAAATCTATTCGTGGCTGGAAGACAACGACGCGCTTGTTCTTAAAGCAGACAACAAGCCGGAGTTGGTCTGCCTGCCAATGGCTGACTTTTTTGATCTGCTGATGGGGCGGCACAATGGCAAAAAAAGTGAGTAGCGACGGCTTCAATTATTCAACCTATTTGGTGAAATCGCCAAATCATATAACGCCGACAAAAAGAACAAAGCAAAGGCTTTGCCTGTATTGCGGCAAATATTTTGAGAGTTTTCATGCAGGCCATCGCATTTGTTCGCGTTGTGAATCTCGTGAAAGCTTCCAAAACAATCGCAGCGGCTTTGATGAAACAGGGTTTTTGGCAAAGTGATAGTCAAACTCACTCGTCAAGAGAAGGCGCACTGCAAGCAGGCAAGCCGTATGCGCTGGCAGATCAGCCGTGCAAGCAATATTCAGCAGCAGCGGGTATCGCCAGAGGAAGCCGGTGACATTGAACTGCTTGGAATACAGGCAGAGTGCGCTGTTGCAAAGGCTTTAGGGCTGGATTTTAACCCGTACCACCTTGGCATTGATGATGGCGCAGACTTGTTTGCAGGCGATGTAAGCATTGACGTGAAGGCACGTTTTCGCGGCAGCAACACATTGTTCCGTTCACCAGAAAAGTTCAAAGCTGACGTTGTTGTGTCTTGCGAGGAGGCAGAAGGCGGCATCGGCATTGTGGGTTGGGCATCAAAGCAAAGGTTTATTGAGCGCGCAAAGGAAACGGACTTGGGGCATGGCAAGACACTGGCGCTGCCAGACAGTGAATTGAGTGACATAGCGTCTTTGTGGCGTGAATTGACAGCGAGGCGGGTAAATGGGTGAGCGTTTTGCAGTGGTAGAGGAAAGCTGGAACGAGAATTACGTCGTGGACACGCTTCTGGACGCCAACGTGGCTGGTCCGTTCCGCTATGTAGAGCAGGCAGTCTATGAAGCGCGCTTGCTTGAACAGGAAGCAGACGAAGATGACTGACCAGTTCATAAATCGCAGCAGTTTGACCGAAAACTTTACTGTATTGCCTAACGCGCTGCTGAATGATGTGCGGGTAAGCAGTGAAGGGCTGGCCTTGATGGTGTATCTGCTGTCAAAGCCGCTGTCATGGCAGCTATCGCCCGCCGAAATCCGCAAACGCTTCAAGTGGGGCAAGGACAAGGCGTACAAAGTCATCAGTGCTTTGATCGAATGTGGCTACATCATCAAAGATACGCAACGAAACGGCGGTAAATACGCCAGCCATGTCTATTTTATCTATGATACGCCTCAAATCTCACCATTTCCTGAAAAACCGGAACCGGTAAAACCGGAACCGGTAAATCAGGACACTATAAAGAACAGAGATACTAACTGTATTACTACTGAAGAAAGAACAGACTTAAACAAAAGCGATGAGTGGTTTGAAAAGTTCTGGAAAATAGTCGCTCACAAGCAGGCAAAGCCGCAGTGCAGGGCAAAGTTCTTGCGGGCATGTAAGGACACCGACCCGGCGCTGATCGTCAAAGTCTATGAACAGCAGCTTCAAAGCCATCGAAGCAAAGGGAAAGGCGTGGAGTATTTCCGTCGCCCGCTGACGTGGCTCAATCAAGAGGCTTGGCACGATCCAATCGAAGCAAAGGATTCCACGGGCGCTGACGCAAGGGCGGGGCGGGTCCATGCGCGGGTGCGTCATTGGTTGAAAAACAAGTATTGGAATGATGAGTGGGGATTTCCACCAGACCATCCTGCGGCATTGACCGAAACTAAAACAGCTTTGAAGGAATTGCAGCATGGCTAAAAAAAGCAAAGCAAAGGTTCTTGATAACGCGGACGTGCTGCCAACAAACGAGCGTGGACAGCATAACGAGATTGTCACGCAAGAAACGCGCAAGGCTGGCAAGCTGGTGCGCCGCGTGGTGGACGGCACAAGCTTGGATTATTATTTGCGGCACAAGATCATAACGCTTGAACAGCACGACGCAGGCACAAGACTCTACTCGCTATGGCGGCAAGCTGGTCTAGAACAGCGCATCACGTCCCGCTTGTCAGACATGCCAGCAGGAACGGGTGACGGCATGGCATCAGAGCGTGCAGCCCATGCCTTCACAGATATCAAAAAGCTGCATCGGGAAATGGGCGCCCACCTGTACGCCATTGCGGCAGACATTGCTTGCCACAACCTCATGGCGACGGAATGGGCAGAAAGAAACGGAAAAAGCAAACGAGCCGCACCGGACCTGATGCGACTCGCTCTTGATGCTTTGGTGGATGCGTTCAAGCGGCTTTAGGCCTGCCGCGCTTGGCTTTTGGCTTTTCTTCAACGTCTTCTGCCAGTGTCCAGTTGGCATAATACATTGAATGCCCGTCGCTGTCCCGCTTTGGCATAAACTGCAAAGTTTGATGCAAAAGACACTTCAGCTTTTCTAGCTTGGCAACGTCAGACATCCACAAATCATTGGTTTCCCAAATCGTATGCAGCATCTGGTGCAAATCATTGTGGCATTGCAAAAATTCGCGCCGTTGTTCTTCTGTCAGTTTGATTTCCATCACGCCACCTCGTCTGCATCAAAATGGTTGCGTTCTAGCGAAATGGACATCATGTAACCGCGCGCATCGCGCAATCCGGTTTCATACTCAAACCTTCCATTGAATGCGATATCTTGTCCAAGACTGGCGCATTGGTTGATTTCAGACGCGATACCGTTGGCCCATAAATCAAACACGCGCGGGTTTTTGTTCTGGTGGCTGTTTATCCATTCCTGAATGGCATAAATGCCGGATTGATTGATTGAAAAGCCTTCCATCACGCCACCCGTTGGACAAACACGCCATCACTGCCGTCGATGGTGTAACGGAATGATTGAAACTTGACAGCCATGCCGTGGCGTTTGGCCCATTGGTTACCGGTTTGGCCAAGCTGATTACCGCGCATCGGCTTGTCAGGATTGGCGTCAGGCACAAAAAAGCCTTTGCCAGATTCCAAGTCTTGCCACGGATAAAGCTGCAGGCCCGTACGTTGTGTTTTTGGCTTTTCAACAGCGTCAATGATTTTGAATTTAGTCATAGTCGAGACTCCCGTTTCGAGGTTCCTTTTCACAACCCTGCCATCTGACAGGTGACGCGCTACCAAGCACGCCGACGGGTGGCAGGCCATGACAGCCTGCCGCGCTATTACCAGTATTTCGGATCACCGCCAGTGAGGATCACCAGCAGGACATAAAGCGCCGCCATAAGCGCCCAAAACAGGACACCCGCGGCAATGTGTTCTAGCCAGTCACGCATGATGCTTTCCTTTCAATGCGTGTGGAAAACGACTGGCTTGTTTGATTGCCAACACGCGGCACAAGCGCCGCATGATGCAGCGCGCGTTGCCTCGTCTTTCTTGGCAAGCTGGCCAGTGGCTTTGCTGATTTGTGTTGGACAGACAAAGGCGCGCTTGTCGGCAACAAGCTGGCGCGCGTCTGCATCGTCATATGACAGCGCTGAATGATTGGTGCTTTTTGATCCGCTAAAACGAACGGCAAAGCGGCCGTCACAAGCAAGGCGCAAGCTTAGGACAGCTTGGCCAATGCCGCGTTCTTTGTTGTCCGTCGCATTTGGTTGGTTTGCCGTGTATCCGTACACATGCAGCGCTGGAAACATGCCAAGCCATTTGGCCCATTGAGCCACATAGGCGACGGAATAAAAGTCACCAAGCACATGCAGACGGACAAGAAAGCCAGACGGATATTTGCGCTGCAATTCTGTTAAATCGGATTCAATTTGATCAATCAGCGCATCGTCTGCCACATACCGCGTGGCGTTCAACATGTGGTTTCCGTAGCAATTCGACCAATGCAGACAGCTTGCTGGACATGTTGCGCGTTCTTCTAGCGTCAAGGTGAAGATGCGGAAGCCAGCCCATTTGCCTTTGGTGACTTTCTTGCCAAGCTTCTGATTGGTGCTTGCCTTGATAGCGCGTTCACTCTTGGCCATGCCGTCTGCAACAGATTTGACGCGCAAACGGTGATGAACCGATTGACTTGCAAGAATGGCGCGTTGTGTTGGAGTGATTGCATTCATTTTTTTGTGTCTCCCGTTTGGTTACTCACATAATATGCGCTTAACCTGTGGGTAATACAAGTAGG